AAATAATGATGTCAAAAGACATTTTTCCGGATTCCTTATCATATATGATCTGTTCCACAACACTTCTGATCAGATTTCCCTTTTCTTCATAACCTACGTCTGGATTCTTCAGGACATCCGCAACAGAACGGATTTCTTTCAGGATTTCTTCTGTGTCAGGCTGATCTGCCTGTTCTTCCTGCAATAGCTGCGAAAGGGCAGCAGTCAATTCTAACCGATCTGATACCAGACGGTCCTTATTATTCTTATATTCTTCCAGAGTATCTACGCCTGCCTCATAAGCCTCTTTGATTCTGCTTTCTCTCATGGTGAGCTTACTGATCTCTCTTTGTAACTGTTCGATCTGCAGTGAATGATCAGTCTTTTTCTTTTTGCACACATATGTAAATTCTGCTCCATCCAAGATCTGATCAAAATAACTTATCGCAGCTTCTTCAGCCTTTTTAACTGATAAGGCAACAGAAGTCTTATGAAATCCCTTTGCGTACTTCCAGCACTGGAAATAAGGACACTTATTATTACCGGTGTAAGAAAGTGTGGCCCCGCAGACAGAACACTTCAAAAGACCGGATAGCCAGTGCTTACAGGCAGAGACATTCCGTGCCTTGACCGGGCGTTTCCGGGAAGTGATCAGCTTCTGACGTTTTTCGTACTGTTCCCTGGAAAGACGTACCTCATGGTTTCCTTCAAATTCCACTCCGTTCCAGACAACAGTTCCGCAATAGAAGGGATTTCCAAGAATCCGGTCAACGCTGCGCCGCTCGAAGAGTTTTCCGCGTTTTGTCCGGTACCCGAGATCATTGCAACGCCTGGCAATAGCTGTCTCATCTAAGTTCTGATTATCATACAGGTCCATGATATAAGAGACAATGGCATATTCAGCCTCATTAATAACATAAGGCTTTCCATGTCCAACTGCAGTATAGCCAAGACAGGGAGACGTCTGATAGCCTTTTTGCAGGGCTTTTTCTTTCATGCCACGCAAGACCTCACCCGACAATCGAATGGAGTAGTATTCATCCATCCATTCTATGATACGCTCGATCAGGCTTCCAAAAGGTCCCTCAATCAGTGGTTCAGATACACTGATCACGTCTACATTGTCTTTTTTGAGCATACTCTTGTATACGATAGACTCTTCCTGGTTACGGGCGAAACGACTGAATTTCCATACCAGGATCACATCAATGGGGTGAGAGGGCTGCTTCGCCAGGGCGATCATCTTCTGAAACTCCGGGCGCTTCTGTGCATGCCGGCCAGAAACACTCTCAGTAAAGATAAAGTCTCCGGATACAATCATATCATTCTTCTGAGCATAATCCAGCAGAAGGCGTTTCTGTGCATCAGGAGATAACTCTGTTTGGTCCTCTGTCGAGACACGGATATAGAGAGCTGCTACTTTACTACTCATAAATATCACCTCGGTTTTATAAAATATGTAATTTTAAGCATAAAAATAACAGCCACACAAACGTTTGGCTTGTGTAACTGCTCCGAAGATGATACAATATCTTTGCCAAAAGAAAGGGATCTCTTCGGAGATTCTTGAGCCGTCCCTGTTACCAGCGGGGGCGGTTTTTATTATAATAATTCAGAGATCGCAATTGATAAATCGGGATATATACATACTGGAATTTCATCGTCGAAAGAATACAATCCGGTACCCGATTCATTTTCAAAATCGTAGACATTTACGATACCTTTCAGGGGGTTTATAATCCAATATTCTCTGACTCCGGCCATCCGGTATTTAAATAATTTTATTCCGTAATCTTTACTCTGGGTAGCAGGAGAAACAACCTCAATTACCCAGTCAGGTGCACCATGACAACCTTTTTCATCTATTTTGTCCGGTGAGCAGACAACTGTTAAGTCTGGTTCGACATAGTTCTTGTTATCTTCATTCAGGAACACTGCAAATGGAGAAACATATGGTTTACAGGATCCGCTTTTACTTTTAATGTAATTGCGGATAGTAGCATACAGTTCACCGACGATTACCTGATGCCTGGTATTAGGTGGTGCCATCATATAGATCTGTCCATCAATCAGCTCTGCACGTTCGCCATCAGGAAGAGCGTAGATGTCATCTATTGTATAAATCCGTTCTTTGGGTAATGGCATAATGAAAACTCCTTTCGTTAATCCATTGATGTAATCACATATACACAAATGTTCGACTTGTGTAACTGCTCCGAAGATGATATAATATCTTTGTTAATAGGGGTATCTCTTCGGAGATCCTGATCACCGTCCTTGTGCTGGTAACACAGGGGCGATTTTTTGTTTATTATTTTTGTTTTACAAGAGATACAATTGCTAAAATAACATTGACTAAACACCAAGTTGCCCAGATTTTTAAATCAGAGAAACTTCCTGCTAATGTGTATCCGAAGAAAGTAGCAATACCGAATAATACGATAAGAGCAATGTTTCCGCCTTTACTGCCTTTGCGAGTTGCAATAGATACAATGCCTCCAGCAAGAAGCATGATAGCAACGATGATTCCGGCAGATCCGCTTACTTCACCTGTTTCACTTAAAGAATTACTAAGGCCAGCAGCGCATGACTGAAATGCAACCATAAAGAACAATACAATTGATAAGATTCCAGATACTAATTTCCAAGTTTTCATTTTATCCCCTCCGTGTTAAATTAAACATCAATTTCAAAAACAGCTGATTGCTTTTGATTATTGCTGTCGTAATTATAAAAGTTAATTTTGAAACTTCCGGCATTATCAACACCGATGCATGCCTGAGCCTGACAGGAGGCTCCGACAGGCGTTTCTTGTGGATACATTGAGATGTCTCCAGGATATGAATATCCCATTTTTCCAGCGCTGTCAACAATTCCATCGTCCAGACTTATGTACAATCCATTCATGATATCATCGTCATAGCCAAGATTTTCATAAGTATATGTTACAAGATAAACAGCAGCTGGATTTTTATCGCTGTATTCATTGCGATCATCAGTTGTCTCAACAGAGTCAACTGTAATTTTCCACTGTCCCTCTACTACATATGATTCTCCAATTTTATATGTATCTTGGGAAGTAGATTTGGCTCCGGATGAAGCCTCGTCAAGTTGTTTTTGAAGCTCATCTATTGTTTTTTGCATTTCTGAGATTTGAGCTTCGAGTTGTTCAATCTTATCATCTTTTTCATCTGCAAATACAGGTGGTGAAGAAGATAAGACAAGCGTGCCAGCTAATAGGATGGCAAAAATTCTCTTTTTCATCTTTTGATCCTCCTGAATGGAATATTTTATTAAAACGCCAAAGCGAATTAATTCATTAATATATGTGAAAACTTGTATGATAAATCATTTTACTACTATAAAACGTAATAAACAAGTATAATGAAGAGAATGATGAAATATCTTCTTTATAAAGATGTGTAGGATATTTTGACTATTCAATAGAAATTAGCTTTATCACTGCTAATGGCTCGAAATAAATTATGTAATTATCGATAGATGTACATAATCCGTACTTTGACTTGTAGCAATCAATAGCCTCCTTCAAATATTCTTCCGTAGCATCCAGATATTCAGCCATCTCACAAAGATTCCCACATCCTGCTTCATAAGCACTGATCAGACCGGTAAGTCCAATCTTTAGATTGTACCCATAAAGCCGAGCTCGATACTCCTGCTTTCGGCTTTCTTCCTTATTCTGGTCTAAAATGTTTCCGGAGCTGGTGCGATAATGCCCGATTTCTTCGGCAAGCACACAGGATTTTTCTGCTTGTGTTTCTATATCCTTTCGGATTGCTATGTGACTGCCGCGGATCAGGCCATCATGTTCAGTAAGAGGTTGTTCTTTAACAAGTAACCCTTCTTGATCGGCAGCAGTCAGTAATTGTTCGTAATTCAATTGGGATCACCCCTTTAGCGATTAAAATAAAACGGTTCTCTCTAAGCTGTTTGCTTGTAGTCAACAACTGCAATTTCAGTCAGCATACCTTTAACTTTTTGAATAATTTCTTCAATTCGTTCAAGTGTTTCACCATTTAAGTATTCTTCCCCACATTGAGAACACTTTTCACAAGGAACATTCTTGATAATGATATAGCATCCCTGATAATCAGTCATGTAAGTTGTTGTAGAAGATTCAATATTACCTTTGCAGTAAAAACAAGTCATTATGCATTCTCCTTTCTGGTCTTGAAATCAGATTCCCATTTATCAAAACTTGGGAAATAAGCTGTTATAAGGAACAAATCCGATTCGTGATTTCCGATGACTACATGAAGATATTTATCTTCGATGCTCATCCCCAGAATTAAACAACTGGGATAAGGATAATCATCTGGATATTGTTCGATGATTTCTCCATTCATAATACAGGATATTACATCTTTTAAGAATATCCCGCGCTGTTCCAGCCTTTTAGCTGCATGGAGTGTAATACGAATGTTTTTAGGTATACATAGTTTACGCAATTCCAATATATCTAATGCCATATCATTCCTCCCATTTTGAATCATCATTCATAATATTCAGATCATGCTGAACACATTCGGGTGTTTGCTCAACGTCTGTTCGGGCATGAGCAGCAAGAAGATCTTCTTCCATCTGCTGAGCGGAGAGAAGGTTCTTTGAATAAGTTGAAACTTTATTTTTATTGGATGGAGATAATTGATCGTATAAAACTAAAAAATCAATATAGCGTGATATACGTTTAGCTGCTTGCTCCTTATTGTTAGATATCACTGTCATTTCAATGGTTCCTATGGAACCCTCTAATTGAAAAACAAAATCAGAATTCTGGTTTGTTTGGGTATTTTCAGAAGCGAGATTTATTGTTTGCTCATTATCCATCATTTTTAAAAGAGTATCTAGTTCAATTCCCATTCCAGAAGCAACCTTGGCTATTGAGGGAAGGGTAGGAGAAATAGGCTTATTATTTCTGGGATTTACATTATTTTCCAGCATTGAAATATATCCTTTACTGAGTGAACAGTTACTTGCAAATTCACTCATACTTATATTATTTTCTTTTCGATACTTTTTTATGATATCGCCCAGTGTCATTGATACACCACCTTTTCTTTGTTTAGTATATTGTACAATAATGAAAAATAAAAGTCAACGGAATTGTTCAACATACTTGACAAATAATTCGACAAATGATACTATACAAATAGTTCAACATGATGAACGGAAAGGAGATAGAAAAATGGGATTTAGAATAAGAGAATGTAGAAATGAAATAAATATGTCTCAAGAAGAATTATCTAAAAAATCTGGTGTTTCCAGAACAATCATTTCAGGTTTAGAGAACGGTACAATTACAGTAACAACTACAGAAACATTACTTAGAATTGCACGTGCTATGAATAAAAAGGTTGTGGATATTTTTTTTGAAGCATAGTTCAACATGTTGAAAAATAATAGGCATATCTAGAAAGAGGTGAGATAAAAAGTGATAACCGGAGTTTTCGTTGCAACAACTATAATATGTGCGGTTGGGTGGTTAACGAGAAGTATTTCTTGCGCAGCTCTTCTATATTACATTGAAAAAAGCGGATACAAACTTCCGAATGATCAGGATTTAGAAGAATGTACCCGTTTTGCAGCAAAGAAACTTTTTAAGTTATAAGCCCAGCTTTGCTAGGACAAGAGACGTTATAGCACTATTTGCTACGCTGGATATTACTTCGAGAGACATGGAACCGATAGTTGTAAAAACAGGTTTTAATTTCTGATTCCATACGGTATCAGACCTGATTTTTTCAAGAAATTCATGTCCTTGAAAAGTCATATCATAAACTCGAAATGTAATCAATTGTCCATCAGAAGAACGTATAAGTTGAGCGTTGATATATGCTCCTTCATAAAGCTTGATAAGAGTATAAAGTATTTGCTCACTGCTATAGTGCAAGAGACAGTTTTGAAATGAATCGACTTTGTATACGCCAATATGGAATGTTTCAAGTTCAAGTAAAACATCACGTATACAATCAGGAGTTAATTGCATGGAATCAGCCTTCTTTCTTATGTATTAGGTATGCCAGTGCCTGTAATACAAGAATAGGAGAAACATAAAGAAAAGTCAATGGGTGGATATCCAGAAAGAGGTGATCTGAAATAACATTTCAAAGTATTGGATTAAACAATGGAAAGGTTTTGTCAGGAGAAAAGATAGGGGAACTTGTCTCAGAAATAATAAACAAATTTGCTGAATCAGGATTATCCTACGATGAAGCAAAAATCATTCTTGATTGCGTAGGAAGTGTTTTAGGAGAATTCAGTATCATTCAGAAACAGGAGGAAAAATAGATGGAAAATACAAGAAAACCACAGATTCTGATTCAGACAGATGGAATCCAGAATACAAAAGTCTTTGTTGATGGAAAAGAGTTAACAGGTGTTGCAGGAATAAGATTTTCACAGAGTTACAAAGAAAATAAGGGACTCCCTGTTTTACAGATTGATTTAAAAGCAACCAACGTTACTCTGGATGCAAAAATACTCCCTGCATTGCCGGAACCATATAATGGACAATACATATCGGTTAGTAGACTGATTGAATCAAACGTAATTCCAAAAGATAAAATGATAGAGCTTTGCAGGGAGAATGGAATAGAACTGGTTTAGATGTTCTTTAATTCATCTGGAGCAGAAGCAAGAATAGGACATTCATCTTCACATGGAGATGAGCAGGGTGGTTCACTTATACCTTTTTCCTAGCAATTGGTATTGAAGATATAAGTAACAGATACTTCAATGTCTTTACTTGCTTTTGGACAGAAACCAGTTGCGCGATATTTCTTTTCCATAAATATTCTCCTTTCTGTATGTACTCGGGTATTCCCAGTACCCTGTACATACAGAATAAGAGTAAACAAGACTGTAGTCAACGAAAGTCGTTCGACAAAGTCATTAATTTTTTATAAACAGTAACCCATACATATCATTTCCCATACCATAAAAAAGAGGTGAGGAAGATGTCAGAATTAAAACTGGTAACAAGAAATATCCGTATTAATGGAATTCAGCAT